GACCTTGTTTCCAGCCCTGCTGCGACCAATGGGCTTTTCGAGGAGATGGTTAAATTTATGCAAAAATTCGGCTACATGGCCGGAGGGAAGCCCATTCCAGTTGATCTGCCAGAAGCAGTTGAGGAGGGGGCAAATTTGACAAAGGAGAAAAAAGCAATGCAAGAGAACAAAGCCGACTATACGAAGGACATCGAAGATATTAAAGTTCGTTTGTCCAAGCTTGAGGAGTCGATGACCCCCAAGACTGAAGAGAAAAAGGCCGAAGCCCCCGAAATTAGCGTGGAAATCGAGCCGAAAGAAAAAGAAGATAACTCCGAGGAAATGGCCAAGAAGCCCCAGACCGAGGAGATGAGCGAACTGGTTAAGAAAGTTTTGACCGAGTTCGGCATCAAGCCCGTCCCGGCTTCGCCCGTGACCGAAGAGGCTCCCGCAAAGAAAGAGGAGCCGAAGAATTTTGAAGCTCTGGTGGCGGCTCACCCCGACTACGGAACTTCAAAGCTCAAGGCCATGAAGGCCGTGATGCTTTCCAACCCCAAGGAGTACAGCGAGGCTCTTGCCCGTGGTATTTCCAAACTCTAAACCAAGGATAAAATAGAATGAGCACCAATATTGACGGAAATTTTCGGACATTCAGCACTTCGTCCGCTATCTCGGCTTACCGCCTTGTTCAGCCCTCCACCGTGACGGCTGGCGGGGTTGATGTGGCCGTGACCGGGGCGACCAAGGCCATCGGAGCCACGATTGATGATGTGGCGGCCAATGGCTATGTGACCGTGAAGCTGTTCCACCCCACCTTCTTCGCAACCGTGTCTGGCACGGCGGCGGTCGGTGATGTTGTGAAATTTGATGCGGCTGGTCAAGTGACCACGCTGGCGGCCAATCTTGTGACCGCTGGTATCGCCCTTGAGGCGGCCACGGCGACTTCGGCGGTGATCGAGATTGCCGTTCCGATGTTCTAAGGATTAACCCAAACAAAGAAAGAATAAGAAAATGAGTTATATCTCTGGTGGCACAACGATTCGGGGAGACATCAACCAGGCTCTGGTTGAAGCCCCCAATGGCGATACTGGTCTGATCGGGGCTGAAATCTTCCCCCTTCTGCCCGTCCCCGCCAAAAGCGGTCAGTACCTCAAGGTTCAGTTGGCACAGGCCGACCTCCTCAACAATGATTCCAAGGCTCGCGATATTGGCTCCGGTTACGCCCGTGCCATCCGCGCCTTCGGGACTGATACCTACGACACCGTTGAGTTCGGTCTTGAGGAATTGATTGATGATAGCTTCCGCGCTGATGCTGATCGTTTCTTCGATCTAGAAGCCTCCTCGGCTCGCTTCCTCCTCCGCCAAATCAAACTTGGCCATGAGAAGCGTGTGCAGGACATTATCAATGCCAGCACGACCCCCTTCACCACCGCCGATCAGTCTGCCATCTCCGCTTATACCAATGCGAATCTGGCGAACATTGATGTGGCTGGCGATGTGGCCAATGCTCGTACCGAACTGAACAAGCTCGGTTATGAGGCCAACACGGTCATCATGTCGGCCCCTGTGTTCGAGCGTATCCGCCGGACGACCAAGCTACAGAATCAGTTCTTCGGGGTTATCTCCGACACGGGTTCCCGCTTGCTGTCCGAGGCTGAAATCGCGGCGGCTCTGGGAGTCCAAAGGGTTCTCGTTGGTCGCGCGGCGATCAACTCCGCTAACAAGAACAAGGCCTATTCTGGTGGGTTCGTGTTCTCCAACACCTTCATCACCGTTGCCAATGTGCAGAGCGGTCAGTTCACCGCTGGCGGTATCGGGCGCACCCTCGTTTGGTCGGCTGATGCCCCCGGAGGCTTCGTCTCCGAGAGCTATCGTGATGAGGCTCGCCGGAGCAATGTGCTTCGGGTTCGTATGAATACGGCTGAAAAGCTGATTGATGCGAATGCTGGCGTGCGTATCACCACCAGCTTCAACTAAAGATTGGTTTGTGTGTTCCTCGAAAGGGGGGTTAGGGTAAAAGCCCTAGCCCCCTTTTCTTTTCTATGAATTGACATAAATCCCACCTTAAATCCTATATGCGAAATCCTCTGTCCATTTACCTTATTTGTGGCTCTAATGAAGCCGAGTATCTCCAAAGAGTTCTTAAAAGCTTCAAACCCGTTGCGAAAGAGTTTGTTGTTTGCCTTGCTGGCGGGTCAGCTTCGACAGCCGAGGAGGAGCGGATTGCCTTGGATGCTGGGGCTAAAGTTGTTTATTACAAAAACAAAAGAACGGATTGGCCTCACATAGACGATTTTGCAACGGCCAGAAATACAGCCCTAGAGGCTTGTTCAGAGAAGTGGGCGATGTGGGTGGATGCTGATGATGAGATGCAACCAGGGGCAGAGGCAATTATAGACGAAGCTATTACACAAGCGGAGCAGAGGGAAGCCCAACTCATAGCGTTCCGCTACAATGTTTCCAATGCCGGACTGATACCCCTTCGTGAGATGGTTTCCCTAAAGGGCAAGTGCAAATGGAAGAATCGGGTTCACGAAATGTTGGTAGCAGAGGATCAGACAAAGATATTTGGGATTGATAAGGTGGTTCGGGTTCACAACCCAAAAGGCTATAAAAAGACATCTGCCGACAGAAACTTCACCATCCTAAAGGATGTTTTGGAGCCAGCCCCAATCTCGCTTTATTACACCCAGCAAGAATACTTTTTAACTACAAATTGGGCCGAGTGCCTAAAATATGGAAAGCTGGCAATTCAATTCCCAGAGCTAGAGGATACACTTCGGTATGATGTGCTTTGCAATATGGGAAGATGCGCCCCGACTACCGAGGAAAAATTAAGATATTTAGGCGAGGCGATTGCCTGCCAGCCAGACCGCAGGGAAGCCCATTATTGGCTCGCGGTTGAGTATTCAGCCCATGGAAAATGGAACAAGGTTTGGGGGGCGGCTCGTTCTGCCATGAGCCTTCCAAGACCAACACAACACTACTGGAACCTTGTTGAAGCAATTTATTCTTGGCAAGCGATGGATTTGTACGAAACAGCTTGTGCCTGTATTGGCAAGAAAGAAGAGGCCGAAAAGATTAGGAAGGCAAGACCAGCCCCTAAAATTAGCGTGGTTCACGCAACCAAAGGAAGGCCACAAATCGCGTGGCAAAGAAGGCATCAATGGCTAACGCTTGCCCAAAAGCCCCTAGAGGTGGAATGGCTTTTTGTAGTGGATCACGATGACCCCCAAGACTACACGCCCCACCAAGCCATCAGAGCCAACCCCGGCGGCATCATTAACGCTTGGAACTATGGGGCAAAACAGGCCAAGGGAGATATTATTATTCAAATGAGCGATGATTGGAGCCCGTGCCGCCATTGGGATGCCCTAATTTCAAACGCTATTGGGGCTACAAATGAGCCTAAAGTCTTGGCAGTATCTGATGGGCTACGAACCGACAAACTCCTTTGTATGGCGATTTTAACGCAAAAGAGGCTAGAACAGCAGGGCGGGTTTATGTTTGCCCCAGAGTACCAAGAGAGTGACGGCATCTATTCCGACAACGAATTTACAGAAAGAGCTTATAGTGATGGGGTTGTGATTGAAGCGAAGGAGATTCAGTTCAAGCATGAAAACCCCCTCTTTGCAGGAGGGAAGCCAGACGATCTAATAAAGAATCACAACAAGCCAGAGTTCTATGGAAAGGGTAAATCCATTTATGACAAAAGAAAAAGCAATTCTTGGAATTAAAAAAGACAAGCCCTCCGACCCAAAAACCCTTGGCGTGATTAAGCTTGGCAAGGCGCGCCCCGATAAAACAAAGTATGTTTTAATGGATTTCGAATATGATGAAAAGGCAGGAAAAGAGCTTTATGAAATTGGGATGGAAATGCTTGCCAAAGACAAGGAAGCAGTCATCAATTATGTGATTGTTGAGGCCATTAAAAATTACATAAAACCAAAATGCAAGAAATAACCATTCAAGACCCATTCGGCCAAGCCCTAGCAAAATACAGCGAGGGGCTTTCTCTTGGGGTTGAAATAGGTGGCGGAACCGGGGATGGCTCAACCCAATGTATCAAAACAAGGGAGCTATTCAGCTTCGAAATTCATCCAGACCGCATAGGCCGACATAAGTATAACCTAGATTCAAGGCAAGGAGGATTGGCGGTTAATTGGCTTTCAAGCAATCCGATGATGTGGATGAGCCTGGAGGCCGTGGAAGATTTTTATAGGACAACCCAAACCAAGCTAAATCAATATCCTCTCGATCAAATTATTGAATGGCACAGGGAAGATTTTAGGGTTGCGGCAAAATATACTTGGGGGCATCCAACCATTAAGGATGAGGCCGACTTTCTTTTGCTAGATGGAGGGGCATTTTCTGGAAGGGCTGACTTTATGGTTTGGTTCCCAAAACTAAAAGAGGGAGGAATCATCGCCCTAGACGACACAAACGACATTAAGAATTACGGGAATTATCAATGGCTTAAAACATCGGGGCATCCTGTTTTATGGGAGGAACCATCTTGGAGGAATGGATGCGCCATTTTTAGGAAATGAAAATAGCTTGGATGGCGGCGCATAGGGCAATCGGGGATCAGTCGTTTAGGAAAAAAGAGCTTTCGCAATGGATAAAAAATATCCGCCTTGTGATGAAAGAGAATCTTGGGGTTATCTATAAAATCTATGTAATTGAGCAAGCTGATGAAAAGGAATGGAACAGGGGGCTTTTATATAATGCGGGGTTCCAAATCGCCGCCATCGATGACAAGAACTTTTTATTCATTCATTGCAATACAGATTATGAAATCCCGATAGAGCCATTGCCCGATGAATTTTTTCATCACAATAAGGGCTTTCTAGAGATTCACGGATATGAGGGCGGGATAGGGTCGCTCTGCGCTTTTTATGCAGATGCTTACGAAAAATGCAATGGGTTCCCAAGCCACTATAAAGTTTGGGGAGGCGAAGATATTTGTCTGCAAAGAAGGGCAGAGTTTGCGGGGATTCCATCGCACAGACCAGAATCCCTTTACCAGAAATGGGTAAAAGAAAAAAGAGATCACCCAAGGGATATGTCCATGAATGGGTATAATATTGTTCAAGCTGGATTGGAAACAAAAGAGACGATGTGGGAAAGCGGAATCAATAAACTAGCCTATGAAATTGAAACCATAAAAAGATACGATGATGTTGTTTGGGCAACGGTTCTCACGCAATGCTAACCATATTTACCATCGTATTGAATGGGGAGCCTTTTATTTCTAAAAAATTACAGGCGTACCAAAAGCTAACCATCCCTTGGCAATGGAGGATTGTCGAGGGAGTTAGCAACCCTAGAAATTGTACTCGCTGGTGCAGGGAAGTTCCGAGCAAATGGCACAAGGATTTTGTCTCAATAGACGGCACGCACGAATATCTTAAAAACCTAAAACATCCAAAGGTATCGTTCCAATACCAAAACAAGCCTTTC